CATCGTGCGGTAATAATCTGCTTTGATGGCATTCATCAATTCGTGGACGTTTTTCTCGAGGTCATAGTTCATCTGATTCGCTCTCTTTTCTGACTACTCTTATACCATACACGATTCGCTTGAGAATGTCAAGCGGTATTATCGCATACGGGAGATATCGATAGCGGATTGTTTGTTGTCTTTGCGAATGGGAACAGCGTTGCTTTTGTGCATGGTAGCAATACCAGCAATCTCATTGCCAGTGTAGACTTTTCGGTCTTTTGCCGCGCCATTGCTACAGATTTTATCACTCAGAGGAACTGAAGGACGGTTCTTCGAATAGTCTGGAATATTATTCACAGCCTCCGTGGCTTTTTTTGTTAAAGCCTTTCTCGTCCATCCATTTTTCGTGACGGGCTTGTGCCTCAAGAAGACGCTTGTTCTTCGTCTTCTTGGTCTTGGTCTTGGTGTTGTATTTGGTAGTGGTCATATACGGACCAACGAGGTGCATGGTCATGTTTACACGAAAGGATTTGGGACTTGTGTGAAGCCGAAGTTGTCAACAATGAAACACTGACCTTTCAAATCGACAAAGAGGTCACCGACAGAGGAACTTGGACCAGGGTCTGCGAAAAAATTGATCTTGTTCATGTCGTTCCACAGATTGGTCAACTCAAATGCTTCTTCCAGATCATCGGTGTCAACTTCACAGGAAGCAATGTAGAACTGGGCAAACTCGGGCTGCCAGTTTTTGGCGCCCATCATCATGGTATATTTTGCGTCCTTCTTAGACTGCGGACTAAACTCGGCACAACGGTTCTGATAGATTTTGATCATTACAACTTCTCCAGTTCTTTCTTGAAGTCAGCAATCATGCCGTAGGCTGCATCAATAGCGCGCTGGCTTTCATCTTCATCTTCCATCAGCATATAGTTTGCGATGTTCTGCATACAGGCAGCGATGTAACCTTCAAGCATCTCTTTCATCTGATTCTCTCTCTCTCTCTTCTGACTACTCTTATACCATACACGAATCGTTTGGTGTTGTCAAGAGTTATTTTGACAAATCGAAAAAGGTTTCAAGATTTTTTGGATAGAACGGCAAGCCCCATTCTGCGATGTGTTGTTCATCTTTTTCGGCATCATGCCCATGACCAGTACCGATGTAGAATTTGTCATCGCCATACTCAGGGCGAACCCGAACGATGCCAGTAGTTCCAAACCAAACTGCCGATATCACATTGTAGGTATGTGTCATTTTGACCTCAGAAGTAAACGTGAAGATTGCTGTAATTCAGGTCGCCACCATTGAGCATGGTAGTGCCGTCAATGATAAAGATATTGTCGCCGTCTTCGACGGTAAGACCGATATCGGTGCCGTATTTGACACGGGTCGCTACGATCTTACCGAGAAAGGGTTCGCCGTTCCAGTAACCCGAAACCTCTTTACCGACAGCATTGTATAGTTCGTTCATGAAGGTATTCATTGATTCGCTCTCTCTGTTGACTACTCTTATACATTAGACGATTCGAATGGCGTTGTCAACCCCTTATCGTTCAAAAATCACAAACTCACCAAAATACTTGTCGATAACTACAAGCAGGTTTTCGTAGTCGCCCGAGGTCATTTCAGACTTCACAACAGCAAAATCAAGACCCAAGTCTTTAGACCACCGTTGCGCATATGCAAGTAATGTGAATGCATTGCCTTCTGGTCCAGTCAAGTCAACGATCACTTCGCTGGTACGTTGCTTTTTGCAAATCATATTTTCTCTCCATCATCTATTACAGTATCAGTATAGATGATGGAGATATCGTTGTCAAGAACAAAATGTTAGTCGTGTTCGTGGTCTTCGATTTCAATGCCACTAGCAGAGACAATGACCTTCGCATGATCACCAAACATCGCCTTCATCAAATCATCATCAACGCCAGAGACCATTTTCTGAATTTCTTTGAAGTCACTTTTCAGATTAGGATACAACTTACCAAATTCTTCAGCAGTGGCTAGTTGTTTAACATATTGTTCTTTAGTGCCGTGGCGTGGTTTCCACTTTGCCATCTGGTCTTGAGTGTTACCATCGTACCTCGACGCCGCAAATGGATCACGACCATATTTTTCAATACGCTCTTGCTGGTACTTTTGTGCAGCAGCGATGGGGTCTTTTTCCCACGCTTCAATCTCGGCAATGGCTTTCTTCAGGCTTTCAATATCTTCTTTATCTGTAAGGCTCGAACCTTCGTATTCGCACGGATCCTCATCATCTTTCAGAACGAGATAAACATCACCCACACTAAACTCACAAGATTCTCCGTCATTAAAATACGGAGTGTATTGTGTCCAAAAGACGTTATCTACAACATCATACTTTTCAAAGAACTCACGAAAAGCCTCTTTCATGAGTACCTTTGAGTTCTCTTGCATTTCTGCTTTCAAAGCATTAATGCGACTCTTAAGGCTTGCGTGTTCGCCTTTTAGCGTATCTAGTAGTTTCTGTTCCATCAATCTGCCTCCATTCCAATGCTTTCAACATACTTTCGTAAGCCTTTACCTACCATCCAATCTTCAGGCGGTAGGTTCTTCAACCATTCGTCAATAGTCGGAATACGACCTTGACAGTCTTCTTTTACATGATCTTCACCAACATCTCGAACTGACACTTTCTTACCATCTACATTTGTGATATATGTGCCAAACAGTTGTTCGGCAAGAAAGATACCAAATGAGTTATGCAGAATTGCCCGATGATAGAAATTAGGTGTAGCAGACTTTGTACTATCAAACCAGTTATGAATCTCTAGATAATCTTCTTCAATGCCACCGTATCGTTTTACACTGTTTTTTGCGTGCAACAAGGGTTTAATTTCATTTCTCCTTATCGCCTTTAATTTTTTTAATTACTATAGTAATAATTGACTCATCTGGCAATATTCCACGCGAAACTGGAGGTGCAGGGTTTTTTGCCATATTACATGTTACCTTTAAATCGTGCACCATCGTTTACAGGCAAATAAGCGATGGTAGTGACTTCTTTCGGTACTACTTCAGTAAAAGACCAATCTTCATTTTGACCTTCTTGACATTCGGTAGCACCTTCGCCCCAATATGCCTCAAAGAATTTGCCAGTGGACTTTTGCTTATACACACAAGATTTATAAATTGACCAACGAGATTGATCTTCAAATTTACTGTCTGTTACTGCTTCAAAGTCATCATGACTGTCCCATAAAATGTCATGGAAACTTTCGTCATCAATATCCATTCACTTCTCCATCATATAAGTTTAACAGGATCAACTTTTTGCTTGGCGCGGCTTTACCATTTGCCTACACCCCGTCTGTATTTTGGTCGGGGCGGTGGGACTCGAACACCACAAACACGCATTTCAATCGCTATTTTGTTGCTGTAATGATCCTAAAGGCTTATTTGTTAGTCAGCCAACATCGAGCGGATAGTCTTCTCATCTTCACCAACGCTCTTCAACAGTTCGATGATTTTGGCTTCAATGCCTTCAACGACTTCAGCAGCTTTGTTGTAATCAGCATAGAGCTTCTTCAGTTCTGCTTTTACAGCTTCGCGTTTGGATTTTGCTGCTTCATCGCGGATTTGTCCCAGCAACGATTTAGAGCTGGCTTGGGTTTGTGCTTCATTCGACATAATGTAATTTCCTATTTTCTTTGAGTTGCTGTTTCACGTATTCGTCGAGTGTAAGGTTTCCAATAAACTCGACGGGTTTTCGTTTGAGGGGATACCTCATAAGTAGTTGATCGAGCGGGTCACTTTCAATCATGACCTCTTTTATAACTTCTTTTTCCACGATCTTAATGATCTCTTGTGGCTTTGCAATATTGGCTTGAGTCACATGATAATCCGGCTTTGATCCATCTCTGATAAATCGAGTAAGGTCATCGACTTTACTCAGATCATCATTAGTAACTGTTGCCACTTTGTAGTATTCACGGTAGTTATTTGAATTTCGTAGAATGAGACTATGCTTTCTGCGGTGAGTAAAACTCTCTATGGTTAAGATGAAACCTTTAGCATAGAGTTCTGACAGCTTAGCACTCAGTGGGCCAAATTTCAGAGTCCTATCAAGCACTCCACGATCAAGTTGGTGTACGATAAACGAGCCGTCGTCCCAATCTTCACGCTCCCAAAAGATATTAGACGTAACTTTTGAGTGGCTGCCATAACCGTCTTTTTTGAAAGCAATTTTATTGCTCGTACGGTCAAGGTAGTGTACTGTCTGTTCAACTAAATTCATTTGTCATCTCATATTCAATATAGACAATCTACCACATAACTTAAGCAATGTCAACTACTATTTGTATTTTAGTCGCTATGATCCATTACAGATCATAGCGAGAGTTCATCAGAGTTTTCAACATAACGTTGTAAGGGGTGTATTCCTCAAGGTCGTCTGCAAGAACACTCTTCATGATTGAAGGCGAGAAGCCAGAAACATGTGCAGTACCATTCTTGTCGAACTTGACTGGAGTGTTGCCATTTTCTTTACCTTGCATTGACAAGTTCCAGAAGACGATCTTAGGAAGATCATAGCCTGCATCCTTGTACTTACGCTTGATCATCTGCATTGCAGAGTCATCATACTGAGTGCAAGCATCAAATTGCATGTCAGACAATATCAGCATCATGTCAGGCATATCGCCCTGAGAAACCTTACCCTTTACAGCGATCTTGAGGATCTCATCAAAAGCTGCGTGTAGGTTGGTGTTCATATCCCAGTTCGACCGAGACATTTGTTCCATCTTCTGCGACAGAGTGCCTTTCAGGTGCAACATTTCTGGGCGCTCAGAGAAGGTCAAGAACAAGTCCTTGAAAGCACCAGTGTTCTTATCGGCACAGTAAAGACCGAGAGAAACAGCAATGTCGATTGGTTGTAGGGCACTGCCTGTTGAGTAGTGCAGAGAACCCATAGAACCAGAAACGTCGACCATTGGCAGAACTTTTGCATCACCGATGTAGTTAGGCAGAGCCTTCCATTGTTCATCAGCAACAGCCTTGTTACCCTTGAACACAGACTTCACAACATCATACGGATATACCGCACCAGCGTTGATCTTGACCTTTGGGTCACGTTCTGCTTGAGGCTTCTTCAATTCAGCAATGTAGGCAGAGTAAGACTCTTTTGCATTACGACCGAAAGCCTTTTGGTATCGCGCAGATGCGACAGAAGGAACATGCGAGAAGTTGATAGCATCCCATTCCTTAGAACACATCTGTGTTTCCACGACATTGGTCAAACCGACGATCAACTTGCGGTATGCCTTTGGAGACAAACCAAGATAACGTGTCAGTTCAACAGCGACAGGGCCCTTACGTGGCATCCACTTTGCTGCCAGACCATTCTTTGCTTGAAGCGCTTCTGCAATCAAGGCAAAAGCCTGATTACGATTGGTAGCATCTTTGTAGGCAAACAGGTCATCCCAACGACCAAGCGCAGGGATTTTGTGCATCAGCTTACCAGCAAGAGTTGGGTCGGTTGACTCTAGCGCTGATAGCAGATTACGGAAGGTTGCGCGTTCGCCTGCACCCTCGCGAATGTCACGAACCCACTGTAGCATACGCATAGTAAGATCGGCATCCTCAACGAATGAAGTAACGAATTGTTTGGTAATGTCAGTACCACGGGCAGAGCCAATGATACCGAACAAGTCCAAAACAGGTGATGCCGAAGTGGCTTTAGCCTTCATACCGTTTGCGGTACGGGCGACTGCTTTGGTTTTAGATTGTTTAACTGCATTTACGAAAGACATAGTATATTCCTTTTTCTGGTTAGTTTGATATGATTTGCTGAATCTAACCAAGATTCATAGTATATTCAGGATCGTGCCTTGCGGCTATCTTTTCATTACGAGTGAAATGCTCTACGAGCTTTTTTGATGCTGTAACGATCCTATTTTGCATTCTCTATATAGTCAAGATAACACATGTTTTCGTACTTGTCAAGAACTTTTTTTCGTATTTAAGAATTATTTGCGCCAAGAAGCATCTTTTTCCCAATCTCCAGCCATGATTGAGCCGTATGGCTGGATACGATCTACTACAGACGCAAGGTCAAATTCTGCCATCTGGGCTTGCACTTGATCAGCATCCTTGTAAGCAGAAGGAAGTTCGCTGATATCAGTGATACCACACCAGAAACGAGCGTCAATACCTTGAGTTTCACGAGCAAAGATATCTGCGTCCGTTTCACCTGACATGCGGCGCTTGTGCTGAGTGCGCGAATAGTTACGACCAGCACCGTGTGGAGCAAAGCCCAAGTTGCCAGCGTGGCGAGTACCCTTGACAAACAGAATGGGCTGACTCATGTTCAACGGAACAATCTGCACACCATCAGTGTCGGGCAAGAAGCCGTTGTGAATAGGAGTTGCGCCCTTGGCGTGCCAGAACACATCACCTTCTTTGAACACAAAGTTATGTTCGTTCCAGCGCTGATACACTACATCTGAACCAGTAGCGGTCGCAACTGCACTATGCAACATCGAATGGTTAGTCTTCGTCCATTCGCGCACCACTTGAAGTGCTTTCCAATAATCACGACCTTCGTCGGTATCAAAAGGAATGAATGCGTTGCCTTTGTCCAGTTCTGGACACAAGTCTTGACGAAACTTTTCAGCGACTTCCATACCTGCTTTATACAGTAAAGCACCGAAGCCACGACTGCCGTGGTGAGTAACCAACCAAGTATGCCCAGTCTCTTCTGATCGACCGACAAACGCGAAGTGGTTGCCATCGCCTTGCGTCATCAGATGGGACCGCGCGCGGTCTTGCAATCGCTTATCAGCGAAGAATGGGTTGCCGCTGTTAAGAGAAGCGATTAACTCTTCTGGCATAGGCGCTTCATGGGCGCGATCACGACCGCCAGGACCGAAGTGAGTAATGGCTTGCATTGCGTCCAGAATAGTTTTAGGATCAGCATCGCCAAAGTCGGTCGCAAACATAGAGCAACAAATATCAGCAGAGTGCCATCCAGGGTGAATTGCATTCTTTGCACCAGCAACACCACCAACTGGAATCGAACCAGCAGGACAAGCGTCTGGCATGACAGCAGCACCGACTACAGTAGGCGTCAACACTAACTGTTCCATGGTTTCACGGACACTTTCGACATTGGCTACTTCATCTTCGCCTTGCGGAATGATGTTGTAGATCACAGACACTGCGGTATCCCGCGTTAACATAGGCATACGGCGCGCGGTTCGCGCAGCCTCAGCGTCTGCTTCCATCTGCTTATACGAACTCAGAACTTCCATCAGGATCAAATCCGCTTCTGCTTCATCCAAGTCTTTGATGTTTTGAAATGCTAAGTTCAAGTGCTTGAGTATCTTGCCGAAGTTCGGACCTGGAGCGATACCCATCTCTATCAAGTCTTTGCCTGTAAAGTAAAATTCGCTCACGGCTTATCATCCTATGTTCTAGCTACTCTTACAACATACATGATTCGTAGCGTGTTGTCAAGTGTTTTTTTTGAGATTTTTCACATGACTGCGATGTATCTTGACCTGGATGATGCCGTTGTAGTAGTCATCATTCAACAGGACTTCGCGCAGCATCTGTTCCTTCAACTCCATGTAAGACAACTCACCTTTCGAGTTGCACAGGTGGAGTATCTCTCTTTTGAAGTTGTCGCTGCCCAGTTCGCTTACAAGAAGTTTGACTTCTTCCGATGAACCGAAGTAGTCTTGCCAATCAGATTCCTTTATGACAGTGCGCTTTCGTGTCTTGCCATTGAGAGGTGCAAGTCGCCTTGTCGATCTGAATAGCTTTTTGCCTATGTATTTTTTGTTATTTTTGAGGTCAGTGATACAGTAAACGTATCCAATATAATCTTCAATCATTTCACTGGTGAACTCTACACCATCATAATACCATTTCACTTTACGAATGCTCCAATCCTGCCATGTATATCTGAATACTCTCTATATATGTATCCATCTGGAGGATTGGTGTTTTCGTTTTCCCACACTGGTATAAAGTGTGATATGTTGCCTGCGAAGTCTTCGTTGTGTCTTAGATGGACTTCTATGAGTTTGTCGCCTATGAACTCGCAATTGATCCATTCGTATCTTGTAGCAAGTTCATTCAGAATATTTGGTAGAGGCATAACATCATCAACTTTTATCCAGTGTTGCCATTGAGTAAAAGTGTTTTCAGATTTGTGACCTTCGACTGCTAATGTCTGTTTGCCCCAATGATAATCTATGCTCAAATGTCTGCCTTCAAACCATTCGCACCAAAAATAGCCTAGTGGCAAATGATCTGTGTTATCTTCTAACCAGACCTTATGCGCTCCTAGACCTAGACCCAACATATTAACACATGGTCTTACGATATAGTTGTTTGGTTTTGAAACAGCAAGTCCCACTGGACCACAATTGTGTCCCATTTTGCGGGACACAATGAGTTTATCTAAAACCCAGATATCGTTTGGATTTATGTTTTTCCAAACGATATCTTCTGGAGTTTCAGTGTTATTCGTCAAAATCAAGTTCTAGAATATCATCAGCGAACATCAAATCATCTTCGTCAATCAAATCTAATTCGTGTCCGCAGTGAGGGCAGAACAAAATCTCTGTGAAAGTTTCGATGTAAAATTCTGCTTCACAGTTTTTGCATGAGATGTCTTCTTTATTCATTTCTTATTCCTTTCTTATTATGCTTCACAAACGCTACAGTTGAGGATATCACGAACCAACTCTTGTGCTGGATTAGCCGAACGCTGGTAGTAGAAAGTCTTAATCCCAAGTTTCCAGCCTTCGATGATCAATGCGTTTACGTCTTTGGCTGACACATCTGGATGGATCAGAATATTCAGCGACTGCGCTTGGTCAACATACTTCTGTCTTGCAGCCGCTTGTTGAACAACAGCCAGAGGCGTGATTTCCGAGAATGTCTTGAATACGTCTTTCTCGTTTTGTGTTAGGAAATCAAGGTGCTGGACAGAGCCACCACGCTTCAAAATTGTTTCCCAAACTTCGAAAGTGTTCTTACCCTTTTCGTCAAGAAGTTTAGTAAGGGCTGGGTTCTTGAAAGTGAACTTACCCTTTGCCAAATCTTTCGTAAAGTAGTTTGATGCAAGCGGCTCATTTGCTGGAGACACCTGACCAAGAATGAAGCTGCTAGAAGTCGTAGGAGCAATCGCAGTGCGAGTGAGGTTGCGCTGCCCGTATCCCAACATACCTTCTGGCTCACCATATTCGATAGCCAGTTCTTTTGTGGCGATAAGCGATTTGTCATCAATGAACTTGCTAATCTTGATTGCTTCCATGTGTGCAGCAAACGATTCGAACGCAATCATTTTTGACTGGAGATAAGTATGCCATCCAAGTTGTCCTAGACCCAACGCTCTCCAACGGACAGCGAAGTTGTGTGAAGACTCCATGAATTTGACGTTACGAGTCTTTTCGATATATTCTTCCATAACAGCATCAAGGAACCAGATCATTGTCTCTACAGCATCTGTGTGCTGCCATTCGTCAAACGTCAAGCAGTTCATAGACGCTAGGTTACATACAAACGACTCATCAGAAGAAGAAGGTAGTGCAATCTCCGAGCAAAGATTTGACGCATGTATTCTTATGTTCTTGTCTTTGAGGACCTGCGGCTTATTGTTGTTAACCGTGTCAGAGAAGAACAAGTAAGGGTAGCCCGATTCACGGCGCTTGCGCAGAACTCTTGCCCATACAGTGCGCTTTTCAACATCACCATTGATCATTTCTTCCATCCAGTAATCTGGAATACAGACACCGAGACTCAAGTTCTTGATAGACGAGCCTTCTTCACGGCTCTCAAGAAACTCCATAATGTCAGGAGAATCAATGTCAAGATAGACTGCCATAGAACCACGACGGACGTTGCCTTGGCTTACGATATCTACAGTTGTTTCGAATAAGTTAGCATAGTGAACAGGTCCATCAGCTTTGCCACCAGATTTGATTTCTGAACCACGCGCACGGATACCACCAAGATATCCAGATGTGCCTGCGCCCATCTTTGTCTGTGTTCCGACTTCGCCTACTTTGTACAAAATCGATTCGATGGAGTCATCAATGTAGACACCGTTGCACGAGATAGGAAGACCTTTCTTTGTGCCAAAGTTGCTCCACACTGGAGAAGATAGTGAATAGAATCCACGACTCATATAGTCGTAGAACTTGTCAGCAAAGCCTTCTTTATCCAGGATGTTCTCTGCGGTCTTTGCAATTTCTCTTACGCGCTCTTCGGCTGTCATGTTGCCATCGATGTATCCGCGTGAAAGAAATGTTCTTGAGTCTTCGTTTAACCAGTTAAATCCCATTTTCGTTTCCCTTAAAATAAATCGTCGGCATCGATGCCTCTGCCTTTAGCGTATTCCACTGGTCTTTTTTGAAAAAAGTCAGTCATATTTGCACCAAGAAGTTCTTCATCAAACCAGTATGTCTCGTTAATGTGATCTTGGTTGTATGTGATAGCGCTTGAATCGAA